GTAAAGTAATCTAGGTTTGTTATTCTCGGCTAATAAAGGCATTCCGTAAAAGACGCAAGCCATTAGCACGTCTTCAAAAAATATCTCCGCAGTTTGAGGCCTAGCTATATATTCTAAAAAGAATGTACTAGGTGGTGCGTCTTCCATGCTAAACTTTGTTAGTCCATGCAGCGCGCCTTTTGAGCCCTTGCCGTCGGTAGTACCTGAAATATCGTAACTATCACAGCCGAATGCACCTATATGTTCATTCCCTGGATATTTTATACCATTTTTAACAATTGATCTGTTTTGCACATCAGCATTAGGTATCCAAGACACTTTAAATCTACCCTGTGGGCTTGGTAAAAACATTACCTTAGTGTCTTTTACGCCTGCTTCCCACTGAAAATTACCGGTGGTTATGATATTAGTATTACGCAGATCGTCGTTATAATCAATTTGTTCGTAAATTTTTGCTAAGTTAAAAATACTATTTTTAGTTTCATCTCTAAATGCGTGCTCAGTGGTACGCGGGAACTGTCTATAGTATTCATTTAACGCATCCTGGTCGCCCTTAAGGCCTTCAACTTCATTGTTCCAGTAATCTATAACTCCTGTGTCAATAGTATCACCAAACGGATCTAAAATGGTTTCTTCTTTTGGAGTGTCGAATACGGGTTGCCCATGCTCGTCAATAAAACCTTCATAGTTCCATTCCATAGGAATAAACAAACTGTACAATCCTGATTTTGTTTGCCCGTTATTATTGCGCTTAGTAACGTCAGAGTCGTTGTAAAGCTTTTTAAAATTTCCGCCTCCTTTTTCTAAAGCGTTTGATGTAGAACCCATCATACACTTGCCTATAATGCGGCTACCTAACCTAAGACACGTTTTTGTCACGCGCCAATTGTTTAGTATATTGTCCGGTCTTTCCCACTTACCACTCTCATCGTGTACTAGTAGCTTTAGCTTTTCACCATCATAAGAGTTGTCTCCGGTGTTTTTCCAATCAATAGTTGTATCTAGACCTTCCATTTCAATACGCGTCTCCTTTGACTGTATAGATTTACGGGTTAGCTTAGAAGCAGGAACCCTATATGCCAGCTCAGTCTTCGGTCTATCCATACCATCTTGTATAGGTTTGAAGAAAAACGGGTAGTTAAGGGAAATCGGTACAACTTTGTCGGTAAACATTTTCTTGGCGTCACTACCTGATTTTGATAGTATACCGAATCTAGCGTCGCCTGATATGGTTGCAAGGTTAACGGTTTCTCCTGATGCCATAAATGAGAATCCACTCCGTCTGTTTTTAAGGTAGCACATTCCGTAGCTTCTTGTGTCCGCTTTAACGGCTTCCCAGAATATATAAAACAATCTGTTTGCTTCTCTGTAATCGGGGTGGCCAACATCGATCTTACTCCACTGCAGGTACATGTAATGAGTGCCAGTAATATAAGTGGGGACGTCTTTGTTATAAAACCAATAACCGTTTTCACGATTGTTAAATTCCTCATCTATATAGCCCTCCCATTTTTCTTTAAATTCATTTGAATAAGACTGCCAATCGAATATACTTTTAATATTTTTAAGCTCCTTAGGATACTCCTTAACGGTCCATTTGTTAGCTTTTTTATTTAAGTTTTTAGGGACCGGCGGTAAACCTATAACCAATCCTTGTATATCTATTATTTCGCCGACTTGGCCTGTCTTACTTATAACAATTAGATCCTGCTCTTTATTATAACCATACTTCCACTTTTTACCTTTATTTAATCGGTGTAGTGTAGTATGCTTTATAGGCTCTACTGTTTTTACTAAATTCTGCTCGTACATTATTTAGATCTTTTTTCAGCGAACCCTGAAAAAGCTTCTTTCTTTTCTTCTTTAGGCTTGTTCTCTAGTATGCGCTCTTCGTCTTGGATACGATTCAATATTTCAAAAGCATCAAATATAGCTAACTTTTTAGTGGCTGCTGCGTTTTTTAATCGATCAGCAGATATATCATCATCAGAATCAACTATAGCTTCTTTAGCAACTTTAATAAGTTCTTCAACAGCTTTGTGACCAGCTAGGATTATATTCCTCTTCGTTTCCTTGATATTCATATTCGACTGTAATTTGATTGGCGGGCACACGGTATAATCGTTCGCCCTCTATATTAAATTCGTATTCCATACCAGGCTTAAAACCCACCAGCGCTCCTGCTTCAAAACCTTCACTAGCATACTTAATAATACCTATTAAAGGTTCCTCTTTATGTAAGCTAAATTTATCTTTTGCTTTTATAGGTTTTACAAAACAAAAACCAGGCAAAGCATTCCATTCGCTATTGCGTTTGTATGCGTAAACCTGGTCAGGATATACAAAGAACATATCTTCTTTATAAAACGCTCGGCTGTTTTTTTCTTTGCCTCTAACGTCTCTAAATCTTCTAAACACATTATGATGCACTATTATTTCGTCACCTTCCTGTATATCACCGTTAGTAATTTTAGGTACGCTATTATCTACGCCAAGCCTGCTCGTGTAGTGGTGGTTTTGTACTTCTGTATTTAACAGCAGCTTTTTGCCGTTTATTTTTTTTTCGCTAGTAGATCGCCCCTCTTTCGGGCTAACTATAAAGTTGTATACGCTTTGCATTACCACTTAAGATCATATTCGATGGATATTGCCATGTTCTTGTTAAAGTCTTTCCACGGCATTACTAGTTCACCTTTTTGTATATATACAGAGTACTTATCAGATTCCTCTAGTATATTCACTATAGTATGACCGCCATACACTTCCTGTCCAACAGAATAGTGCATGGCGTCATTTTTATAGTCTTTCCCAATACTAATCTTCCTTATTATCTGCATTTTCTGCGATAGTTCCGTCAACTAAGCTAACGCTTACATTGCCGTAGGATTTTTCCAGATTAACTTGGAATACATTAAGCTCTTCCTTTGCTTTGTCTAATTTGCCAAGAAGCTCCATTTTTTGAACTTCTAACCCGCCAATGCTTAGCTGAGTTTGGTTAATTAATTGCACGATTGCTTGAAGGTTTTCTAGCTCTTCAGCTTTAATCTTTTCGACTTTGGTTTCTTTTACTTTTTTCATTTTTTTTTGGTTTAATATAATTAAATTATTGTTACTTTTATAATTACTTAATTTGTCTGATAACTAAGACTATACTTTAGGGGTACCGTATATATTTATAGTATCATCAACATTTTCAACTGGGCTAAATGAATAACTCTGCTGTGCAGTTGATAAAAAATTTAATCTAGTAGTATACGGATTAACATTTGAATTCCCGTATCCGGTTTGCATAAACACCTCTGTAGTGCTGTACTGCGCCGAGCATGGCCCAGTAGGGTTTAACGCAGAAACAGTAGCTTCGATAACATCCGTAGCAATAACTTGGAATGAAGGGTTAGTTACTGTAGCCACTGCGCTAGAGTCTTTAACAACTTCACATACAAGTGTACCATTAAGAGTTACATTCATTGTCCACCTATCACAATTAGCGGGTAATGGATGGTAATCAGTACTTTTAACAGTAAACGTGAACTGAGAAGGCGGTGGCGTCGGAGCACAGTAATACGGTACTGGACCACATACTATAACCGCGTCCGCGTTAAGCGTACCGGGCACATCGTCACTAGGCGGAAGTGTAACTAATGTTGACGATGCTACCCCCCCGCTAGGTAGAGCTGCTCTTAAAGCACGCGCATACCAGTTGAAGGAATAACTTGTGTTAGGCGGATAACCATTATTGTATATTAAATTTGCTGTCGTAGTATTGGAAGCGTAGTACGTGTCTCTCCACATAAACCAATAAAATTCACCGTTAACCGCACTTGCTGTTGCTGCAGTGGAAGCTCCTCTATAGTCGCCTAGCGTCAAAAAGTTTATGTAGTACGAGTTGTTAACATCCCATAAAGAATCTTGTGTAAAAGAAGCGGTAAGTAGCTGTCCGTTCCACCAAAGATGGATAAGCGAAGCGTATAGCGTAGATCCGGACAGGAGGTAAATTGGCGGTATGCTAAAGAAAATACTTACACTTCCATTTAAATTGCAATTTCCCGCACATTCTATCCACTTATCATTAATTGAAGTTAATCCTGATATGCTTGAATTTTGAGCAGAATGCAATTCAAATTCAGCTAAAGCAGTGGTAGGAGTACCCGCTAAGTCGCCTTTTAATTCAATTACAAGTTTGTTAGCTGTGTGGTCATATTTAAGCTCTACAGTATCGTAAAATTGACCGCTAATTTCTTTACCTAACGACAGTAGTGTAAATGACTTTGCAACGGGCTCTTTGTTTGTAAACCAAAAGTCCATGGAAAAGTCCATCGTAAATGGTGCAATGGCGGTAGCGCTTGGGTCCGCCCAAGTTAAGCTATCATCCGTGCCGTCAAGAATTAATGGACAAGCGTTTGGGGGTGGATTTGGTATAGGCGAAGACTGGCCGCAACAGTCGCACCAATCAACTATATTCATTATCCCAATACTCATTTTACTTTACCGAAAGAATGTTAGCAGCACCTGTTCCTGTAGCTAAAACGTAATCACAGATGATCGGTAAAAAACAGCCGTTACCCACATTTTTAAATACAACTGCGTCCGCGGCGGTAGGAGCCCCTGCACTAAAGTCTTGTCCTGATATAATCACATTAACGTCGCCTGCGGTACCTACATAAAGTGCAGCTCCGTTTAGCTTTGTTGTGCCGTCTATTGTATCGCTAGGCGTGATAGCTGCGACTGCTGTTGCAAATTCGG